CTTTGAGCTTCGCTCATTCCAGTAACATCAACCCCATTAAGTAATATCTTGTCCCCTTTAAACGCTTCTTTCTGAGCTGTTGTTGGAACTGGTATAGGTTTCTTTTTTGGTGTTACAACTGGTTCTTCTTCTTTCTTCTTCTTTGAAGATTTCTTTTTAAATATCGCGTATGGGTCATAGCTTTGTAAGCCACCACCTGAAAATCTTACTGCCATTTTATTTTATTTTTGCTCTTAATGCGATTATTGCTTCTGTGTTTTTCTTTAATGTGCTTTCTAATCTTATCAAAACATATAACGCTATTGCTATTGGAAAGCCAACATTAGAGACTAAGTTTGTTAAATCTTCCATTATTGATATACCTCTCTTTCATTTAATTTCATTGCATATATTCTGAAATCATTATAAAACATCTTCTCATAATTTTTGCACATCATCCTGCTTAACTGCCTGTCAAATCCACACTCTATCATCCTGCTCTCAAGTTTTGTAGGATTAAAGTCATTCACAAATTCAACTAAATTTCTATTACTCATTTTATTTGGGTGTCACTTGGCTGGAAACCAGTCTGTGCGTTGTTTTTACTTTCCTGATTTTGCAGGCTGTCTGTCAAAGACTCCTGCCTGTTGAAATTAATTTTAATTCCCACCTGATTCCAGAAGTCTGCTTCGAGTGTGGTAACTTCTCTGTTATAGATTGGCATATGATTTTGATAAGCCATCTTTCCCCCACTTTCAGGAATACCCTCAGCGTCGCCAGTTAGAGATTTAGGGAAACCAACAGCTTTGTAAATCAAGCTTTCATAATATCTTATGGCTGTAAAAAAGGCTTCTACTGGTGGAAGTGTTAAATCCTCAAAACTTGCGTCTTTTCTGTCAACAGGTAATATTAAAAGTTCGCCGGTCTTCATAGCCTCGGCATAATCTGATTTAAGGTTTGCTAATCTTGTCTTGTCATTAATATCAACATACAAAACCCTTATTGTTGTTCTGTGACTAATTCTTTTCCAGTCTGTCAAAGTTTCTTTCATTGCTAAAATCGCCCACTCACAAACTTCTATTACTGAAACTCCCCTGCACTCGTCTGCTATTCTGTCGTTTACTAAATGCAGAATTTCATTAGGTTCATATTTTCTTGGCGTCTTTCCTTTAACTTTAGACATCTGTTCATATCTGATAATTATTCCATCAGCTCCCACGATAGTTTTCATGGCTTCTATCGGAAGTGGTTTAAGATTTATCAGAGTTCCTATTTCTTTGTTTCTGATAATATGTGCAAAGCTGTCGCCGTTTACTTTTTTTATAACTAACAAATTCCATAGAACATCCAGAAAGCCGTCCTCTCCCCAGCCTGTGATATTATCTAAAATAACCTGGTCTCTTGAAAGTTCACAAGTATAACCCAGACCTAAAACCCATGTAGCAAAGTTATCTATTGGCTTTTTTATCATTTCTTTTTTGTAATATCCAAGCCATTTAGAATAATCAGGATAACTAAACTCTGTTTCTTTCTGCTCTCCAGCTCCGTCTGTAATTGCTGTATCCACTGAGTAATCAGTTACTACAGAGGTCATATCTGTTTGAGTTGTTTGTGTTATGTCGTTTTGCATTTGATTTATTAAACTTGTTTTATATTGGTAGTTCCACAGGGAGACTGAGGAAAGAGTCTGCTGTAGTTGTTCCTACTGTTCGCCCGGCAGGGTCCCACAAAAGCGAGAGACCATCACCTGTTGTATCACTAACAGCATTTACCCTTAATTTTTCCCCTTTTTTAAAATTCTTTGCTGTCATTGGTATCCTCGCACATTTTTTTAAATACTCGTTAGCCTCGCACATTTTTTTAAATACTCGTTAGCGACGTCGTAAAAATGGCCATCTCCTATAACGGTGCCGATTAATGTCTCAGCATCACTCATATCAACATGATAAATATTAAATGTGACCTGTATGGTCTGCCCTCCGACAATATTCATCAGAGCATAACTTATTACCGCGTCAGCCCCCTTAACTCTAAATGGTTTTTCTATATCTATATCAAAATTTAAATCTGTATCTCCATATAAATAATAATTTCCTGTGTCAGCTGAGATAGAAGAATCTAAAGTCAGGAAATAATCTCTTGTATCTGCCTCTATCATCCCCCCGCAAAGATAAAGCTTGACATAACCAACTCCCCCCAAAGTGCTAAAAAACTCATAAGTTCCGGTCATTGCTTCCCCGCCTTTTCTGAATTTAACTGGAATGCCTGTCATTATGTTACAGCCACCGCCCAGGCCTGTTTACTTTTTACATTTAAAGTTTTTAATACAACTCTCATTTTCTCGCTCAGGAAATCTAATTGTGTTTCTGCTGAAATTCTTCCGATTGCATCAAGGTCATAATTAATAGCACATGAAGCAACCCACGAAGCAGTGTAAGCTGTGACTAAAGATTTAACATCTGCGTTAAGAGTTGCGAAAGCGTCAGACCAGTTATATTCGGTTTCAACATTAAGAAAATTCTCGGCTTCAAGAAGGTCGGTAGTTTTCATTGCGTCTGTATAATTTGTAGAAACATTTTCTCCTGACTTCTGGTCTATCTGGTCTTCTGTTGCTGTTATTCCTGTGAATGCCATTTAATTAAATTTTCTGCAAAGTTGTTTAATTGCTACGGTGAGTTCCTGAATTGCTTTAATAAATAAATAGTCTTTGTCTTCCAGAGTGTAAGCTTCGTCTTTCTTTATTGTTGAAGTTGGTTTGATGGTTTCCATTACTTATATCCAGTGAATACGAATATTTAAACTTTTCTGATTTGCCAGCCAACTCGCAAATTTAATGCCTTCTGCAATATGTCCAAATCTTGAATAAATTTTAACCTTAGATAAGCCATGGGCATCTGTAACCAAGTCCCACTGAACAGAACGAAAAGATGCTTTAATTTCTTCTTTGTCAAATAAATGAATCTCACCTCTCTCTCCCATTGCTCTTAAATTATCGTGCATGTCTTCGTTAAATAGTTTTTGTTTTCCTTTTTCGTTATTTATTGAAATAGCTCTGTTGTTCATTGCAATTATTCTTTTTTTCATGTCAGGCACTCTTTGCAGATGGTCATAAATTGAAACTCCTAATGTTCCAGCCCCAGCATCTATTCCAGACTCCCTGCAATTCCACTTTCTCGTATATTCCATAATCAAGTCCTCGTTATCAGTTGTCAGTAGTAACTTTCTTGTGTAATGGTCAATTTGCCTGATGTTTGTCGGAGATATTCTTTTGAGAATTTCTGCTGTAAACTGATCTCCCCCCATTCTGGCTAAATCAAAACCCCCATAAAATAATTCCTCTTCACTTCTCTGTGCAACTTCATTTTCTTTAATATGGCAAACTTTCTTAATCCATTCATCGCTATAAAATTGTCTTTTGTCCAGAGATGCAATTCCAAGATATTCCTGAGCATAAGCCTGTTCAGACATATCTTCTTTTTCTTCTGCAAGGTATTCTATAAAATCTTCTCTTTGTGTTTTAGTCCAGCCTTTAGATATTGGTCTATTATGTGCAACTGTTTCTGAGTCCATCTCCCAGACCTTAAACCTTGCCTTTGGGTCTTTCTTAATAATCGCTTTTTCATAATTTCTCCAGAAATATCCCTCTCTTCCGTTAAATGTTCCCCACATCCATATCCGACCGCCCGTTGTGGCGAGAAGTGGTGTTGCCGCGTTGAAAAATAAATCTGGCTGGAAAGGAGCCTCATCAACCATTAAAATTTGCCCCTCAAATCCACGAGCAGATTTTCCTGTTTCACCTACAGGCTTGGCTATAAGGATTCTTTTATTTTTATTAACAACTAAAATTAATCTGTTAAGTGTCGGTATATTTTTGCCTTTTCCCACTAATTTAGGATATTTCTTTAGAGCATATTGTGTCGCAAAAGCGATTAATAGCTGAGCTTGTTCTGCTGTAATTGAGGAGCAAACTATCTGAGAAGTTGGGTGAGGGTTATGATGATTTTTAAGCCATTCCACAGCTTTGATTGAAAATAAATGTGTAGCTCCAATCCTTCTGCCCTTTCCTAATAAGATGTGGTGTGTGTCGTCTTTGAGGATTTCCTTTTGCCAGTCGTCAAGTTGCATTTGCATTTTATATATTATATTTTTAATATTTTTAAACTTTTCTCTGGCATTGGTGGGGGGAACCCACCCGTCACTACTAACTAGTAACAACTCTCGCTTATTTACACGCTCCACAGGAAACAGAGGTAAGAGACCTACATTTCCAGTGGAACTCTGAGGAAGAGGGCTGTTAATGTGGAAGACTGGCCGACTTCAACTTAGACGGGCTGGCTATTACTAGGACTGACCGCAACTCAACTAAGGCTCACCGCTTTACTTCTTATATGACGATATGTATATTTAAAGAACTAATAAGCTTTTGCTGTGGCCTTACCAGCAAAAGGCAAAGTAAGTATTTAAATGCTTGGATGTAGAGGAATATAAGAAGTAAACACCCAAATCTATATAAAGCCTTAATTCTTTAGTTCATTAAGCTTTGAGGAGTTTGGGATAGCTCCTCTTTCTTATTCCAAAATGGCATACATAAGATTACAAAAAGGGTTAAGCGATGACACAATAGTTAAGCTGTTCATCCATTACAAAAGAGAGAAAGAAGAAACATATAGGGAAAGAATTAAAAACAACCCTAAACTGTGGATGTTGTGTCGTGAGTATGCAGAGTCAATTAAGCCATGTGTTTTAAATCAAATGAAAAAACAAATAGTTAGCTCAAATAAAACCAGAGTAGTAGGGTGTTAGCCTTGCGATACGAATGTCTCAGCCAAATTTAAAGTGTCCTCAGGTTA